AGGCGCATCAAAGATACTGGTCTGCCCTGAGAGTCCAGCCATGGGATCTTGGCCCAATTGGAAATTCTCGGCGCTGGCAGCTTGGCGTGCTTGGATCTCGCGCTGATTGCGCTCTGCCTGGTCACGGCGCTCGGCTTCGCTGTCCGCTTTGGCCTGCTCCGCTTGCGAAAGGGACTGCGCTGCTTGGCGCGCCAGGACCTCCTCGCGGGTGTAGGTGCTTAGCTCTTGGCCTGTGCTTTCAATGCCTTGGCCTGTTCCAGCACCCGTTTGCGGGCTGCCGGTGCCAGTGCCATCAGTTTGGCCAGGGCCTGTGCTTGCTGGCTGCGCTTGTTGTCGTTCGTTGCGGATTGCATCTTCAATCTCCTGATCTGAAAAACCCAGGGCACGCATCGCTGCCGCTGTGCTCACATTGCTGGGTGCATCAAAAGGAATTGCCGCGTCAATCGCTTCCAGCTCCTGTGCACTGTACGTGTCTGCCAGCTCTTGTGCAAGGACCGCCTCGTAAGCGGCCACCTCTTCATCAATGGCCTGCTGTGCCTCCATTTGCATCTGAGCTTCACGGTCGAACATCGCACGCATCTGCTGCTCTGCGGCATCGGCCGTGAACATCGGGTCCACCCGCTCGCCGCGGCGCACCGCACGGTCGATCAGTTCGTACAGATCGGCATCCGTCGCACCTTCCGGCAAAAACCCTTCTTCGATGGCGTTGTGCACCAGCAAGTCCAGGGGCTTGCCTGTTTTGCGGAACACAGGCCCATAGCCTGGCACCATGGTGCCGCGGAGTTCTTGCAGGCCTGGCGCGAACTCGCCGCGACTGTTCAAAGACACCCCGTGCTTGCCCAAAAATGCGCGCATGGGATTGGCGTCATAGCTGCGGCTGCGGGCGTTGTCTCCGGCTGTCCGCTTGCGTGCTACGCCTGGCGCGACATCCAATTGCGGTGCGGGCGCCGGTTCTGCGCTTTGTGCTCCCGCTGCTGCTTGCGCTTGAGGCTGCGCGCCAACCTGCTGGGCTTGAGTGGTTTGCGTGGCATCGGCTACCCCTTCTTGCTGGGGGACTGCAGACCCTGGCGTTTGAACTTGCGGCGCATCCGGCGCTGCTGCTTGCGATTCATCGTTGAGAGGCGTGGCGGGACCATTGCTTGGCTGTCCTTGGGAAGTGGCCTGCGCACCTTCTGCGGTGCGGGCGCTGGGGAAGTCGCCCACCAGGGGCAACAGTTGGGAAATGGGGGCCTGCAACTGCAAGACCTTCACGGGCTGGCCGTCCTGGCGCTTGGCCAGCCACTGGTGGTGGCCGTCCACCACGTAGCCGTCCGACGACACCAAGATGGCGCGGTCACCGCCGGTGCGCTTGGAAGCCTTGCGCACCTTGGCTTCAGAGAATTCAGCTTGGGTCGGCTTCAGGCTGTTAGCTGGCACTTCTGCCTGCTCGCTGGTGATGCCCTGGCCCTTGAGGTAATTGACCAGGGCGCCACGATGCGCGGCATCGACCTGGGGCATCTGGGCACGTGGGACGCCCAAGGTGCCGGAGCGGGGGCCAAAGGCCACCCACTCGCCACCAACCCGATCACCAGCGATGTCGGCATTGCCAGCCGTTGCGCGCTGCGCCGGGTCGGCGGCGCCCGCCGGTGTGCCCAGCTCCACGGCGGGCTGTTGCGCGCGGCGCTCAGGAATAAGGGCCTCCATGGCGCTGTTGTCGGCATTCGCATCGACGGCCGGGGCTGGATCCGCGGGCAGATCAGCGCGTTGGTTCAGCCCTGCGAACGCTGTGCGGGCATCGGCCAGGCGGCGGATGCGGGCGATTTCTGGGGATGTCAGCGTCGGCTCACCAATCGTGCGCAGCCCCTGGTTCACGTGCTGGATCACGCGCAAGGTGTTGGGTGCCCCACCGTCGAATGCATTGCGCACGCCACTGGCCACACGGCCGGCGCGCAGGCGGGCATTCGTTTCCGTGGTCAGGTCAGCGGCATCGCCGACCTGGGGTGCTTGGGCTTCGGGGCGGACCTCGCCCGCGGCATCCGGCGGGGCATCACCCACGTTCAGGGCCAGCCAGGCATCCTCCAGTTCGTCGCGTACGGCCTGCACCTGGCCGGCATCCGTGTAGTCGGTGGCTTCGCGCACGGCTTGCTGCATATCGGCCAGCGGGTTGGCCACCGGTGGCAGATCACGCACCGGTTGGTCCTGGTACTGCTCCTGCCAGCCTTCGGGCGGCAAGTGCGAGTCGGCCGCTTGCGGCGCCATGCCCATCAGGCGGGCGCGTGCTTCAATCCGCTGGTCTTCGGGCAAGCCCTCGATATAGGCATCCAGCTGCGCCCGTGTGCCCGTGGTTCCATCGGGGAACACAATCATGGGGTCGGGGTTGTAACCCAGCTGCAGCTGTGTTGGCGACAGCTCTTGCGCAGGCTCGGCAGCCGGAGCGCTGTCTACGGCGTCAGCCGCCACTCTCGACAAAGGACCGTTGGCGCGATCGATGCCCAGGTGCTGCGAAGGTGTCAGCACCGAAGCACCAGCACCGGTCATGCCGCCCAGCACGGCACCCATGGTGGCGGCGCCGGCCACGCCCTTCATGGGGTCCAAGTCGGGGTTGAATGGCACGGCCGCGCGCTGGCCCTCGTACTGGGTCACGCCTTCTTCCAGGGCCTCCTGGGCGCCCTCCACGGCGCCAGTCTTCAGGGCCCGGGCCACCAGGCCGCCCTTGAAGCCACCGGCGCCGGCCACCAGCCGCTCCGCCCCCACCAGGCCGCCGGCCGCGCCGATCAGGCCCGGCAGCACACTGGCACTGCGGCCGGCTGCCAGGGCCTGTTCGTCGGTGGCACCACCTTCCCGGGACAGTTCGTAGGCCGTGCCTGCGGCATCGCCGCCGGCGCCAGCCGCCCCGACACCAGCACCAGCGGCCAAACCAGCCCGGGCCGTGCCCTTGGCGCCCAGGCCCAGGGCTCGCGCCCCAGCAGTTGCCGCCTTGATGGCCACGCCCGGGGTGGCAAAGGAGCCTGCAGCCTGCGCGGCAGCCAGCAAGGGGTTGCGCGCCACGTAGCCCAGAGTGGCGCCGACCTCGCCGCCCATACCATCGGCGTCCTGCATTTCCTGGCTGTAGCGCGATTTCTCCGCCTTGACCACATCGGACTGGGCAGCTTCGCCGGCCTCGACAATGTTCTTGTCGATCCACTGTGAGGCGGCATTGCCAGGACGCACAAAGTTAGCGACCGCTGATGCAGTGCCGGCTGCCGCGTTGGCGCCTTCAATCACGGTGTCGTTGATGGCGGCCAAAAGGGAGCGCTTGGGAGTGGCAGGCGCCTTGCCGAAATCAGGATCCGCAAACGGATTGCTGGCTGAAGGTTGCCCATTCACCGGTGCATCACTGCGCCCAAAATTGGGATCTGCAAAGGGGTTCTGTGTGCTCATGCACCCACTTTGCCCAGCGCCACCCATACACGCGAACCCCAGCCGGGGCACAAAAAAACCCGCCGAAGCGGGTTGTTGTCACGGGCGTGTATCGGTTATTTGCCCAGATAGCGGGCAGAGGCGCCTGGGCCGTACTGGGCATCAAACTGCGCCGCCAGCTTTGGATCCTTGCGCAGAGCCTGCACGTGGTTGGTTAGCGGCTGCGCAGCCATTGCACCGACGGGCACCTGCTGAGCCGTACCATCTTCCATGATGCGCACAAGCGCCTGGCCACCGCGCACCACCGCGCCCATGTCGGTCGTGGTGTCCGGCAGGTTCACCGTCTGCAAACGGTCCGCAGCCGTCTTGCCGGCCAGTGCCGCCAGGGACCGCTGCGCCAATGCGCGCTGCTCGGTGCTGGCATTGGGATCCAGCAAGGTGCTGCGCAGCTGCTCCTGCTGGGCCGCGGCACGGGTGGCAAAGCCCTGGGTTTCTTGGTCCATGCCAAGGCGGGCCGCATCGATCAAGCCGCGGCGGGCATCGCGCCGGTCTGCGCCGGTCTGCCGCATCTGCTCACCCATCAAGCCCGCGTTTTGGCGCATGACCTCCACATCGGCAGAGGTCTGCCCCCTGGTCATGGCGGCCATATCCTCCGCTGCAGCGTTCTGGTAGGAGGCTTGTGCTGCCCTGGCGGAACCCTTGGGCGCCCAGTGCGACTGGTGGATCAGGCTGTCCGCATTTGTCTTCTGGCGCCGCAGCATCTCACGCGCGGTCCAGTCGTTGCCGCTGTGCGTGGCCGTGACGCGGCCGATCAGTCCCTGGGCCGGAGACTGTGGGACATTGCCGCTGGTGGCCACCCGGCTGATGCTCTCCATCTGCTGGTTCGCGGCCAGCTGGTCAGCGGCGGCCATGTTCTGTGCCGAGGGTGGGCCCTTTGGCTCGCGGTCCAGGCTCACGGCCGCATCGCCGGTACCGGCATAGCTGTTACCGGTGCGGTAAATGCCCGGTGCGACCTGTCGGGATGCCTCCACCAGCGGATTGGACGCTCCTACTGTGGGCGGGTTGACCGTGCCACGGCCAGCGCCAGCAGCGCTTGCTGGTTGAGCAGCAGGTGCTGGATCGGGTGCATCTGCCCCCGCGGGCAACGCTGCCAGCGCAGCAGTGCCGGTGGCCACCTTGTTGGCCGCCCCGGCGGTCGAGTTCAACGCCCGGCTGACCAGGCCGCCCGTTTGGGCCACCTTGCCAATGCCTCCGACACCCGGCAATGCCATGGCCGTGTTGAAAGCCTGGCGGCCCAGCTCCGAAGAATGGATGCCGGATTGAGGTCGTGCCGCCGGCGCCTGGCGGTCTTCTTCTGTGGGGATCTGGTCGATCAGTGCGCGGCGTGTAGGGACGGACGTGGCCATGGGGGTACCTCATTGGTTGCTTGAGGTGCAGTCTCGCGCAACAGCAACCACGAGCCCAAGCCTTAGCGGGGGCTTGCCCAGGCTTCAGCAAAATCTAGCTGTTTGACCGACAGGAATCGACCCAGAGCAGACATTTAGATCTGCCAGTTTTGCTGTTGTGCGTGCAAGCTCTAGACCGATTTATTCGGGCATGGTCAAATAGTTGCTCGCAGCATTGATCAAGAACTAAATGAATCGCCAGAATATCAAACGCAAGATGTCCGATGTTGAGCTTTGTATTGCGCTCGCGCCGGAAGCTGGGGACGATTACCGCCTAGCTATACAAGTAATGACGGCATTTCCAGACTATGCCAAAACCAAGTTCAGGATCGTAATCGAGCACTTGATAGTGTCTCTGGCCAAAGAATTCAAAGTTGATATTGAGAAGTTTGACCTGTACAGCAGTATCAACGAACTGTATGAGTGCCAAATCATTGACCATAGTTTGCGCACTGATCTGCACGCGATCCGATTGCTTGGAAATGAAGTTGTACATGCCAAGCTAACGAAAAAGCACACATCTGACGCCTCCGTGGAACCCAGCAAGGATACCGGGGCAGGAGATTTGAAAAGTACAGTTGCTGCCAGAAAAACGCTTCTCGGCATTTTTGAGAGTGTTTTTCTCCTGATAAACAAAAGTGAGGAGCTACCTGAAATCACTATTGTGGAGGTTGGCGACATCACCAGTCAGCAAACACTTTGGAAGGCCGTCTCAACTATAGACTTTGAGGCCAAGATGGCTGCGGGACTGATTCTTGAGGCTCAGTCGTTGGCTCCGATACCCCAGGGAGTCCTTATCATTGCGCGTACTGAGGACGCACACAGGAAGACGACCCGAAAAATGGCTGCAGAACTGTATTGGGCTGCTTGTGTGATCAGTGCCAGAGTAGACAGACTGACACTGGTAGAAATTGGGCAAATGGGTGGAGAGGATGCCTGCCTGTTTAGTTTCGCAAACACAGAGGCCTTGTACCGATATTCTCTGCTCACCGTTGACCTAGCAGAAGGTGAAGAACACCAACGGCGCGGCGTGAAAGCCTTGGAGGTCGCTGCAAAGAGGGGGTATGCCGCTGCTTGTGCGCAGTACGGTGATTTTTTACGAGATAAAGGCCAGTTCGACGAGGCCTTTGAGCTTTTGTCCAACGCATTGGCGAAAGGGGAAATTTCGTGTCATGCAGCGCTGGGGTTTCTGTATCTTGAAAAGGACTACTCTGACTATTCGCAGAAGTTGGCAGAACAATGCTTTGAGAATGGCATTGCAAGTGGATCTAGCCACTGCGAATACCTTCTTGGCCGCTTTCTCTATGAGGGCAAAGAGTTAGAGCAAGACAAAGAGCGTGGAAAAGCGCTGCTGAAGTCCGCTGCTGATGCGGGACATGCAACAGCATCGCACTATTCTGCATTGATAGTTGATGACAAATTAGTTAAGCATGTGCAGGGTGAGCTTAAGCAGTTGTATAAGAAACTGAAAAAATTGCAGGAGCCGCAAGTCCAGAAGATACGCTCAGGTTTAACAAAGCAAGGACGCAATGACCCATGCGCTTGTAAGTCAGGCTTGAAGCATAAGAAATGCTGCGGTGCTTGACACCGATAGGTCTGTGGCAACCCCGCGGAGGACTCCTTTTGGCCGAGAGCAGCCGCTCACAGCATAGTTTTCCGGTCCGCCGGACCCATCGCTCAGCTTAATCGATGTGATTGTCCGGCCTGTGTGTCCCGCTGAGGTCAGCCAGTGAATCCCCATCCGTGAGGATCAAGCGCTTGCCGCAATCGGGCCAACTCCCCTAGCCAGCCGCTTCGACACGCTTGGCCTGAACCAGCTGGGCACGCAGTTCGTTCTGTTCATCCAAAGGTCGCGTGCCGAATTCAGGGTTGTGCTGGATGTAATGTGCCAGCGCGTCAGAGCTTTCGAACTTGAGACCGGTTGGTGCTTCAGCGGCCTGCTGCTGGGCCTGCGCGGTTTCCCGGGCTTTTGCTTCTGGTGCGACGCTGGTTTGCCGGCCACTCTTGGCAGGTGCGCTGGTCTTGGTCTTGCTGGTCGCTTTGGCGGTGCTGGTCATGGTTGCTCCTGTAACTGAAAAAGGCTCCACATCGGGAGCCTTGATTTCATTGGAACGTCCACCTATCCGCGAACCTTAGCCGGGGTCACACAATTGGACCAGGCATCGACTGCGCCATCCGCTGCCACTGCTCGTTGCGCCCGCTGGTCTTGCGCCCGAACTCGGCTTCAAAGCGCCTGAGTGCAATCGCTGCCTTGGCGTCGTTGTAGAGGTCCGTGTCCTGGCTGCTGTAGACGCGGTACAGCATCCAGTCGACCAGCGCTGGGTGAAGCTCCTCCCGAATCTCGGGAATGCTGTCTTCACCTTCCAGCAATGCCGGCAGGCGGCTCGCTGTCAACTCGATGGTGCCGTCCTGCTGCGGCAGTGGGTACAGGTGCAGCTTGGCGCTGTCCAGGCCACTGACCAAATACAGCGGCGTACCGACACGCACCTGCGCTTGCCAGCCCGGATACGTCGCATCCATCCATTCAGCGGATGTGCTCTCCAGCGGCTGCTGGCCCAGAAATGCACGCCGGATCATCAACACATCGGGCGCCAAAGGAACGCTGCGCTGGCCAGCCGTCACCTGCAGGCGGCACATGCTGCCTTCTGAATCCAGCAGCAGGTGGCTGCGCCGGCAGGCTTCCGCCTGGGCCTCGTTGGCATACAGGGTCAGCAGCTCGGGGCTGCACAACGGAGGATCCGCGTTGTCGCACGACTGCGCCCGGTACAGCGCGATCAGGTCTTTGAGCTTCATCGCAGCCAGCTTTCAGCTTATCGGGCTTCGGCCAAGACGCCGCGCAGCCAGGGCCCACCGTTGGGGTTTCGGTCCTCGATCACCGAAAACGGGAAGCGCAGCAGGTGCATGGCCTTCAGGTGGTTCATGCCCTCGCCCAGGCGTTCATCCAGGGTCTGCGAGAAGTTGGTGCGCTTGGCGCGGGCCAGGACTTCCACATACTTGCGCTTGACCGTGATCTGCTCACCACGCGGCAGGAACTGGTTGACGCCGTTCACGCCCACCTGCACCAGGCGCGGCTCGTCGGGATCGGTCGCTGGGTTGACCAGGATGGTCACGGGCTCGTTCATGAAAGCCTCCAGCTCCAGCGCGCCCTTGGGCAGGGGCTTGTCCACCACGTCGACGCCGGCCGTCGTGCGGATTTCGCCAATGGCGCCTTGTTGCTCTTGGCCCAGGTATTCGGAGCCGGCATCGATCTGGGGGTTGGCGCGGGGTGTGCGAGTTGCCATCTTGGTCGTCCTGTCAGGTGTTGGGGTGAAAGGCTGCCCAGCACACCCGCCTGGGGTGCGCTGGGACTTGGGTTACAGGGAGGAGACGCCGGCCTCAGCGATGGCCATCCAGCCCTCGTTCAGCAGGGTCATGTTCATGTAGAACTTGGCGCCCACATAGCCGCGCTGGCCCAGCGGGTCGGACTTGTCTTTCTGGCCCACCGGGATGTAGGTCGGATCGATCGAGTCCACACCGCGCAGCGCCAGCTGCCCCCAGGCGTCCTCGCCGGCCACGATGAACGGGTACACGTCCACCTTGCCGGTGCCCATCAGGCCCGTCGCGGCCACATCGGCGCCGGCGGCCAGATAAGGCGCCAGCTCGGGCGAGGTCACGAAGCGGAAGTTCTCGCAAGAACCCAGCTCCTGGGCGTGCACCGGCTTGCGGCTGCCGTACTCGCTGACGTGCACGAAGTTCGCCAGATCACGCACATCGGCTTCGGCGTCGGTGTGCACGAACACCAGGTACGACGCTTCCACCGGCTGGGTGGCAATGTCGGCCGAAGGCGCCAGGATGCCGGTGATGCGCTTGGCGTGGTTGGCCTGCAGATTGCGGCTGATCTTGCGCAGCAGGTTCAGTGTGATCTTGCTGGCCACCGTGGCACGGCTGGAACCACCAGCGAAGAACACATTCGTGCAGGCCTTGATGCCACCGTAGCGGATCATCTCGCGCAGCAGGCCCACACGCTCGCCACACTGCTTCTTCATTTCCGCAGGCACGTCGTCTTCGTAGGTGTCGGCCACCTGGTCGGTCAGCTGGTACAGGCAGCCGTACTGCTTGATCACCGCCGTGATGTCCTGGGGCGTCAGGCTGTCGGCCGTGGGCGTGACACCCTCGACCAGCTCGTGCGCGGCGGCGTCGACCGCCGGACGGTTGCGCGTGTCCCAGTTGGTGTTCGTCGCACCGTAGGGCAGGTAGCGGCGAAAGATCACGGTCTTGCCCTGGTTCTTGGGCAGGGGGCGCTGCTGGCCGCAAATGCCCAGCACTTCGGTGGCAATCGCGTGGGCGAGGATCTCGCCCTTGATCTTGCCGATGCGTGGCGCCGGGGCGCCGGAAGCGAATTGAGTCATGGTTTTCTCCTCGGGCCTAGCGTCGGCCCATCACTGACTGGAAGCCAGCATGAAAATCGTCAGTTTCGGTAGGCGCGGCTTGGGGCTTGGGCGCGTTGCCTTGCGGCGTCACCGCGGCTGCCAGGCGCTGCTGGCCCTTTTGCTGCTTTTGGGCCTGGGCCTGCTTGGCGCTCGACCACTGATCGAACTGACCAATGACGGCCGCCAGCGCATCGGCGGTGTCTGCCTCGCCGAACGCGGTCTGTACCGCCTCGGTCTGGGCTGCCAGCCAGGAGTTGAACTCCGGCCCCTGCACCTTCTCACGCCACCCTGTGTGCATGCGATCCATGACGGCCAGCTCAATCGCCACAGGGTCTAGCTCGGCGGACGCCGGTGCTGCAACCGTGGCCACGGTCTGCTGCACTTGGGCGGGCGGGGCTGCCGGTGTGGGCTGCTGCTGGGCGGCGATCACCGCCTTGGCGTAGGTCGCAAATTCCGGGAAGTCCTGCTCGAACTGCACCAGCTCTGGCGGCAGCTCGGGCACAACCTTCTGTTGCGTCGGTGCTGTCGTTTGCGCCGGGGCCTGGGTTTGCAGCTTGCTGTTGAGCTCGCCAATCTTTCCCTGGGCCTTGCGCAGCTGTTGTGCCAGATCGGTCACCTTGCCGGCCTGCTCCACCAAGCGTTCAAGCTCGCTGCGTTTGTAGCCACCGAACACCACCGGGTCTTCACCTTCGGCTGGGCCAGCGTCTGCAGGGGGTGCCGCTGCACCCTCCGCCGTGGTGCTGGCTGCGCCTGGCGCTTCACCGGGCTGCTCAGTGGCTTGCGCGGCAGGAGCTTGCTCAGTCTGGGAGGTCGCTTGCGCCTCGGCCGCAGGCGCGGCGGGGGCTGGTGCGGGCTGCCCGGAAGCTTGTGCAAATCCCTGTTCGAACGCTGCGCGCTCTGCTTGCTGGTCTTCTACGTTCATGCGTCATGCACTCCTGTGGTTTCAACGACCTCGGCCTCAATAGGCGGGGGTCTCCTGCACTGGGGCTGGCTTGTCATCTGCCATCGCCAGTAACTCTTTCCACGCTGCGATGCGGCCACGGGTTTCTGCCGTGCGGATCGCATCCAGCGCTGGGCTGTCGTTCTTCACCCGCAACGTGTCCAGCTGTGCTTGCGCCTTGTCAGCGATGGCACGCCAGGTTGGCGAGTGGAAGTCGATGGCCGAATTCGTCATGGCTGGCAGTTTCTGGCTTGGCGCCACAAAGACGAATCCCTAGCCGGGGGCGTGCCGCGCGCCCCCAAAAAACAAGCCCTCCAGGCTGTGCACCAGGAGGGCTGGAAGGTGGGGTGCGTTGATCAGGACCGCACGCCGTCGTTCGCCTGCGTCATAATGCCGGCCTGCAGCCCTACGGTGGGGCTTTCTGGATTGGCCGGCGTCAACGGGTTGGTGTTCGTGGGCACCTCAACCGGTGGCACCTCCCCTGCCCCACTGGCCTGGGGCACGATGGGCGCGGCATCCATGTCCTTGGCACCGGCAGAACGCAGCAGCGCATCGGCCGTGGTGGCGGTGCCGGGTATTTGCTCAATCACCTGGGCAGTTTGCACCCCGCTGTACTGGGCCTCCACCCGGGCGCCCACGGTCAGGGCCTGCAAACGCTCGGCGTCTGCCAGGGCCTTCTCTGCCTGCGCACCGAACAGCTTGGCCCTGGCCTGCATGGTGGGGTCTTGCCCCTGCTGTGCCCGCTGAGCCTTCTGCTCCTCTGTCAGCTGGAAGTTCTTTGGATCTAGGCGCTGACCACGGCACAGCTCGGCCGCCAGCTTGGCCGGATCCAGTTCGTACACCGGGTTGGCCGAAGCCTGCAGCAGCGACATCAGGAACTGCTGCTGGGCGTCCCGCTCCACCAGGGCAGACGATGCGCGGACTTCAATTTCGAAGTCCCCCTTGATGCTGTCGTCGTCGCTGTAGCTCATCATCCAGTCGAAATAGCGCTGGATGTGCGGCCGCGTCATGTAGTCGTCAAAGCGTTTGGCCAGGCGGCGCAGCACGCTCGTGGCGTTGTTGTTCTGCATCTGCATGCCGCCCAGGGTCTGCGGTGCATCCCCGCGGATGCCCTGCAGCATCGCCGGCATGCCGGTGGTGTCCTCGGCCATCTTCTGGGCGAACTGGATGATGTTCATCAGCTCGTTTTGCACGCTGGTCACCGAAAAGCTGGCAAAGGCTTTGGTCACGTCCTGCACATCGCTGCCTGCTTCCACGCGCCACAGCTTGCCAGGACGGATTGAGTAGACGCCATCCGCTGGCGTGATCCCATTGCCAATCACGATCTGCGGGGAGGCAGACAAGCCGCTGTTGTCCATCATGGCGCGTGTGTTGGCGTTGATCATGCGCTGCACAGTGCGGATCTGGCGGCCGATGCCAATTCCCCAAGGCATGCCAGGACGGCGCTGCCAGGCAAGCACGTCATAGGGAAACTCACCGCTCTCCAAGGGGCTGAGCACGGCCTTGACTAGGCGGTCGTTGATCATCACCGCCATGGCCGGCAGATGCTCCTCGGCGTCCTGGTCCAGCTCCACCCCCATGGCCTGCAGCTGTTGACGCATGCAGTGGCCGTGGAAGATCCACATTTCAAACTCGTCGTCGCCATGACGGTAGACCGACTCCGTGCCCTCCCGGGTCTTGGCCGGCCCCTCGCGCAGCACGGCCATCACCTCGGCACGGTCGTAGCTCTCGTCCTTGAGCAATTCCATGATCTGGCGCTTGCCGATGTACTCGCGCTCGAAAATGAAGCTGCCGGCGTGGATGTTCTCGCCGCAGGCTGGGTCTGGGAAAAGGTTCCAGAAGTCGATGCGCTTGGAAGCTGGGCGGATCTCCTCCATCTTGACTTGCCGTTTCAGGCCTGTCACCGGATCCTTCATCGTCATGCGCACCGTGCACAGCTTCGGAAATGGGCCTTTCAACACCCCCGAGCCGCAGCGCGCAGAATCCTCGATCACCTGGCGCACCTCGCCATGCCAGTTGGATTCCACCAGCGGATCCTCGATGGCCTTCTGCATCTTCTTGGCTGACGTGTTCGCGGCGTCCACCTGCTTTTGCACGAATTCCTCGATCTTCCCGGGGTTCAGGCTAAGACCAAGGAATTCCTGCAGCTGTGCGCGCAGAGCCGGGCTCAACTCTGGAATGGGTGTTGCCTTGATCTCCCAGGCACGGTCGTCCGTAGGCAGCAGCATGTCGGCCACCCGGGCGCTGGCCGCATCCACATACGGACGTGTGATGTTCAGGAACACCACGGAGCGCGCGGGCTGCTGGCCCTGCTGCTGGCCCGACAGCAGCGCCTTGCTACGGCTGCGGTACAGCATGTTGGCCGACTGGAATGCCCGGTTGGCATCATCGATGCCCTGGTAGTGCTCCTCGTCCTCGGTCCACTCCTCTTCGATGCCCGAGCCAGCACGCCCAGCAATCGCCTCGCGGCGCTTGGCCAGCAGGTTCTGCAGCAGGGTCTGGCGGTCATCAATGGCTGGCGCTTCGGCGCCCTGGGGCTGCACGCCCCCGTTGTTAGCGGTTGCTTGCATTTCAGTACCCCATTTCTTGATCCAGTGGCGCCCAGCCACCGGTTATCGGGCGCTGCGGCTTGGGCTGGGTGATGGCCTTGCGCTTCATCATCAAGGCGTAGCGGCTTGCGCTCATCAAGTCGTCCAGCTTCTTGACGACCTTGCCGTCCTTGCGGTGGTACAGCTTGAACTCCTGGAACCAGTCGCCCAGGTGGGCAAACACCTTCCAGCGCCCGGTCTGCATGCGGTCCAGCATGTCAATCAGGCCGGCCTCCACACCGTTGGAGCCATCTTCAAACGTGGCGCGGTGCTTGAGCATCTTCAAACCAGCCTTGGCGTACTGCAGCGCCAGCTGCTCGCCAGAGCCTTTGTCGTGCTGCTCCCCGTCGTGCGGCCAGGCCGTAGGCACCCAGTCGCCCCAGGGCTTGATGGTGGAGGCATGGATCACGGGCGTGGCATGGCTCAGCCGGTGCGCCTGGATCACGTAGATGCAGTCGTTGTCCCGGTCCCAGGCCAGCTGCACCGCCGCGGTCGGGTGGTCCCAGCCGAAGTCGATACCGTTGATGCGGGCCCAGTGCGGCGGCACGGCAAAGGCCGGCACCTTGATGCTGTTCTCCTCCACGGGGAAGATGCGGCCACTGCCCAGCGTCGGGATGCCCTTGGCACGAGCCTCGCGCTCATGCGGGGGCGAGCTGGCCCACAGCTCCTTTTTGGTCTTTTCGTCCAGGTGGGGCACATCGTCCCAGCCAGCCGTCACCAGGTAGCGGGATGCGCTTACTGCAGGCACAGTGGCTCCTCCTTGGCTTCTTGCTCGCCCTCCAGGAACATCATCACCGTGCCGGTGGTGCCCTCCAGGGGGGTGAAGGTGATGTACACGATGCCGTTGGTGGTGGCCGTGCGAATCAAGCACTCGCTGTAGACCTCCAGCGGCGGCTCCTCGTCCAGCCAGATGCCGTCGCGCTCGGTGCCTTCAAAGCTGCCCCGGCCCTGTTGGTAGGACTTCAGGCCCAGCTCGGAGAACTTGCCGCTGACGTGCTTGATGTAGACGGTGTCGGCCAGGTCGGTCACGCCCTGCTTCCAGCCCACGCGCTCGATGCAGTCGGCGTACACCAGGCCGGTGCCGCTGAAACACTTGGACGTGCCCGAGCCCACCACAGGGCCGAACAGCTTGTTCTGCACGATGTCGCGGGTGGTTTCGTTGGTCTTGCCAGCAGCCCAGAAGCGCACAGGCCGGTCAAAGCGGCGCCCTTCCCACCAGTCCGGATAACGGCCAGTCAGGTGCAGAGCGGTTTCGTAGCCACCCATGCCCTCGGTCTTGCCCACGCGGTTGGCCGCCATGGCGCAGCGTTCGCGGTAGGTGGCGCCGGCCTTGAAAAACTCCATGTGCTTGGGGTACAGCTCGCGGCGCAGCGGCCCGATGTCCGGGTACATGCTGTCGATCTTGCGGCGGGACAGCTCCAGCTCGATGGAGGCCAGCATGGCTTCGCGCTGGGCGGGTGAGAGGTTGTCGACGTTCATGCGGCTCCCTTCTTGAGCGCATCGCGCATCGCAAAAAGGTCAGCGGTCGAGAAAGAGGCCACACCAGGGTCTGGCGGTGGCGCGGCCTCCTCCTTGATGCCATAGGCCTGGCGCTCCAGGGCAACCAGGCTCTTGAGCGATTCGGACAGGGACCGCATGGTGCTGGAGCGGGACTGCAGCGAGCCAGCACGGGCGGCAGCGTCGGCCAGCTTCGCGCGCTGGGCTTTGGTCATCTCCTCCGGCGGGACGCTGGCCAGGATCTCGGCCACCTCGCCCAGCAGCTCGGGCGCGGCGCTCTGCTGCTCCAGCTCGGCAAGCATGCGCATGCACAGGCGGCGGGTGCGCTCAATGTCGGCACGGTGTGCCAGGCGGATGCTGGCCTGACTGTTGGCGACAGCCTCGACCGTCACGCGCTCCGCAGCAGGGCTGGCTTTGTTAACAGGGGTGTTAACCGACGCTGCGTTAACCAGCTCGTCGGCCTTGGCCTGGATCTTCGTGGAGAGGTCGCGCACCCATCCCAACTTCTTGGCGCGCTTGGAAATGTTGACGTGACTGGTGCCGGAGCCCTCTGCAATCTCACGCAGGCTTTTGACCCCGGCGCGGAAGTCAATCTCGATGCGCTCCCAGTCCACCGCCACGGGGCCGGGGGCTGCGCCCCCTGCCGGCGGGCTCTCTGGAATGGGTGCTGGTGGACTTGTCTTTGCCATGCCCCGGAGTGTTCCGGGTGTGCACCAGCAAAGCGAACCCTAGCGGGGGGAAGAAATTAAGCCTCTTCCACAATCATCCTGTCCAGCACGCCCGCCACGCCCCTGCCAGCGGCAAGCATGTGTATCAAGCCGTGATGGATTTGGCAATCTGAATGTCGCTGCGCATCTGGGCTCTCAGTGAGAGTCTTGCTGCACATGCTTCAATGATGCTGGCGAGCTGCTGATCTGTAGCAATGGAGCCCAGCGAGTCAGGATCGGAGATTCGCTTGGCGAGCTCGTTCAGAGAAACCACGACCTGATCCTGCTGGATGGCCTTGGCATGCGGCACTGACATGCTGCTGTCTGCACCGTAGTTGAAGGACAACATGTAGCGGTCGTGCTTCCACCATTTGTCATCGGCTGCAAGGATGGCCTCAAATACCGTCTGATGTACAGCGCTGGCCGCGTGGGAGGCAAGACGGTTGGCTAAAGTGATGCGTTCTGCATCCGCCGCTGGTTTGGCATAGCTGCCCGTCTTGCGGATGCTGGGGAGAACTTCGCCTGTTACCCATTTGGCGAACTTGCGTGCCTCTGGCTTGCGCGACCGCAGCACCAGGGCGTAGAGGCCGGATTCGTTGATGATGGTCAGTTTGCCGCCGCCATTTCGACTGTCACTGTTAGTTACGGTCGAGCGTTCATCGTCGTCCAGATGGTCGGCTACAGCCTTGCGGCTGTTGGCGTAACCCAGAGCCTGGCACACATCGAAGGCAACAAACCAAGGCTCGCCATCGCGGACGATGATGCGCACTGCGTGGGCGCCGAAGTTAAATGTGGATGCGGCGGGAGTGGCATTGAATGCCAGAACGGATTGAGACATGAGAACGCTCCTCTGTGAGACTTAGAAATCTCGCCGAGTGCGTTTCGACGCGCAATCCGGCGAGAGGTGGCCGGGAGGTTCGAAACTCGTACAGAGCCGAGCGGGCAGATTTCCCCCGAAGGGTCTTGTATAGCTGCCGCCCTCCCGGCCATAAATCAATCTGGCGCGGGCGTAAAAAAACCGCATGTGCTATCGGGTGCGGTTAACCGCTCTGTAATGGAGTTTCGACGCTCCACCTCCAGTATAGCGGCAATGGTGATAATTTTGTGTAGTCGCTCTCGTCGCCTTCAAATCAAAGCTGCCTGTACCGGTCTTTGCGCCAACTGCATCTCCAGCCGCTTGATTGTTTCGTCCTGTTCCTTGATCCGAGCCGACATTTCGCGCTGCACACCACGAAATTCCAGTTGAAGCCCCTGGGTGGCCAGCGCCACATCGTGCTGCAGCTGCATGGTGGCCAGCTGCTGGGCCTCGCCGGCCAACCGCATCGCCACCTTGCGCACCTCACGCGGCCACAGGCGCATCTCCTGGTCGCCCACTTCGATGATGGTTTGCCCGTCGTCCAGGTCCGTGACACTCACCGGCCGCGGCGCGTCGTAGCCCTTCACCAGCTCAAACACCCCATCCACGACCCGGCGCAGCGTTCCATCCTCGTCCACGAAGCGTGAAACGTGGTCGTCCACGATGTGATAGGTCAGGCCCGTCACCTCTTGCAGGGTTTTGCGGGTGATGGCCTGCCCCATGGCCGCCATCTCTTGGATGGCGTCCCAAATGATTTGTCGGCTGGTGCGTCGATCTGTATTGAGGCTCATGCATGGCTCCTGTAAACTGTGGCGTGTCTAGGGCGTACAGCTCGGCAGGAGGCTCACTTCGGTGGGCCTTTTGCTTTTCAGGGATCCGGCATGGCCGCCAGGCGCGCGTGCTCGGCCTTCACCTCTTCGTGCGCCTGCTTCCAACCCTCCCCGAACAGCGCCTGCAGCGCGCCGCGGTACTGGCCGGTGATGGCGTTCGCCTGCACGGCCGAGAAGTAGGCGGGGCCGCTGGCCAGGGATCGCACCTGGCAGCCGTGGCAGTCAGCGTGATAGCCGCCCCAGTGCTTGGCGGTCTGGGCTTGGTGGCAGTCTTGGCAGGTCATCGGCGCAGATCCTCCAGAAAGCTGGTGAGGCAGCTCCACTGCTGCTGGTGGGCAAGCCCCGGCCACAGCACATTCAGGGCGTGCTCGGTGTAGAGAAACTCGTCCACCTTGCGGTTCAGCTCCATGAAATCCGCCTGATCCATGGCGTCAAAAGCCATGCTTCGGGGCACGGCCCGCAGTTTTCCATCCAGTCCGGGCACGTAGTCGCAGTAGCCGGCCCCCAGCAGCAGCCAGGCACGCAGCGTGTCCAGCTCGGTGAATGCCTCGGTGCGCTCCAGCAGCACCTGCAGCTTGCGAAAAAAGCTGCGGTGGCTCACCGGGTCGCGCGGCAGGAAGAAGGTGAAGCCCAGCGTGTCGCCGAAGTCCAGCGACTTCAGCTTGGCCTTGAAGCGGTCCCAGGCACGCTGGCCCTTGGGGTCCAGGCCATGCAGCTTGCCGTCCTGGCCTTTGGTCAGAACAAGGCGGCCCATGGTCAGTGGCCCCCCAGGTCTGCGGTCAGGCTGACAGCCGCCAGGGCACCGCCAATCAAGGCGCCAGCCACGAAGGTGATGAAGATCAGGCCCAGTGTCATGCTCATGCCAGCTCCTTCAGCCCCCAATGGGCCAGCAGCACTGCTTCTGCACGGTTGTGGTCTTTGACTCGCGCCAGGTCGGCGGCAACTTCTTGGTGAAGCCCGCGCGCCTTCTCCAGTGCCGCAGCCTTGTCCGAGCCGATTCCGTACAGCTTCTTCCAGGTCTGAGGCGCGACATGCTCCACGGGCCACTTCAGGCACTCGACCACGGTTTCAATCGCACCAAGGCTGCGCATCAAAGAACCTTGGGTCTGCACTGCGTTGTTTGCCCCGCCCATGGTGCTGACCTTTTCCAGGAACACATGGGGCTTCGAATCTCCGGCCGGGCAGTGTTTCAGCAGCAGCTGGCAAAGGGCGCGGCCGTCGATCTTGCGTTTCACCAACGCCTTGGGGCCTGCCCCGGGCACAGGCATGGTGGGCAGGTCGAAAACAGCGCGCACACCCAGGTGGTCGACCACTGCGCAGGCACCCGTCAAACCTGGGTCAATTCCAATCACGATCATTGCTTGTTGCTCCTGTTTTTTCTTCGTTACTGCCACGATTGGCGACCATCCAGCCCCAGGGCCTGCCGGTAGGCATGAACCTGGTGGGAGCCCAACTTCTCGCCGCGCTCATGGCGGGCTTTGAGCTTCAGCGCCCAGCCCTTGGGGTCGACCGCCGGCAGCTTGGTCAGCTTGGACTTCACGACCCCCACCACCTCGGCAACGGCCTGGGGGTCCTGGACAGGCCGGGGAAGCTTCTTGAGTTCGGGTTGCGGTGCACGCCGGCAGATGTCGCGGAACTCCAGCACGTTGGGCGACTTGGCCGGCAGGTGGGCCAGGCCGTAGGCGATGGCATCTGGCTTGTCGAAGAAGCCCCCCAACTCCATGCACCAGTCGTACTTGACGGCTGCCATGGCATCCGCGTCGAAGCCATCCCAGCGCGCCAGGAAGTCGCGGCCGTAGGTCACGCCCAGCTTCTCGAAAATCTTCTCCACCCACGGCAAGGGCAGCACGCGGTGCTGGTAGGTCGTCTGCTGCTGGGTCATCGAACACCTCCGATCTGGTGTGCAACGGGCACTTCGTGGGCAGGGACATCGATGGCCTGGTCCCGGAAGAAATCGCCGGCATGCTGCTGCGGGCCTTGTG